ATGACACACCACGCCAAAGTGGACACATCTGAATTAGATGTAACGCCGTTATGGGAGTTTGTCGGTGAAGAAGATTGCCGCGTTGTGCAGTGGTTAGATGATTATTACCTGGTAGGCGTTCGCCGTGACACAACAACCAATGGCCAGGGCCGTATGGAATACAGCCGTATTGAAATTGACTGGGATAATTGGACTGTCAAAGAGGTTAGACGCGTACGCATCAAAGCCCCTGAGCCAAACAACTCTTACTGTGAAAAGAATTGGATACCTGTCCTAGATAAGCCGTATCACTTCATCAAATGGACTATGCCAACAGAGTTAGTTTATGCCAATCCAATAAGCGGTGAGTGTGAACAGGTTTTCCTCAAGCAAACAGCCGTAGCGCCTAAAGATCAGCGCGGTTCTAGCCAGGTCATACGGTGGGGCAGTATGTACATTTCCATTACCCATGAAGTAGATCTGTTTAAGAATTACCTCAAGCAAAAAGATGCAATTTACCGTCACCGCTTAGTTGTATGGGATCAGGAACTAAATGTGGTGGGGCTAAGTAAGGAATTCTCATTCTTAGATGCCCGCGTGGAGTTCTGTGTGGGGGCGGCGGTTCACAAAGGTAACCTTTTGGTGTCTTTTGGTTTCCAGGATAACGCCGCTTTTGTCTTGCAAGTGCCTGGCGCGGTGGTGGAAGATCTGATTATGGAGGCATTGGCTTATGAAAATTGAGGATTTGGTTGTAGAACTATCCAAAGATCCGTTTAATCCAGCGCTTAATTTTGATGTGGCAGTGGAGTATGAGAAGCAAAGCCAAACAGCATCAGCCGTTTCTTTTTATCTGCGCACCGCTGAATACGGGATTGAGTCACACCCCACCCTGGTTTACGCATCACTTCTCAAGGTTGCTCATTGTTTTGATGACCAAAATGACCGTCAGGCAACCGTAAGTAACTGTTTATTGCAGGCCGTGGCGTACTTGCCATACCGTCCTGAAGGTTATTTCTTATTAGCGCAGTTCCATGAGCGTTTAGGGCAGTGGCAAGAGTGCTACACATGGGCCAGCATTGGATTGCACCAGCATTTACATTCACCGCTTCCTGTATCTGTTGGTTATGAAGGCCAGTATGTGCTGTTGTTTGAAAAGGCAGTAAGCGCCTGGTGGATTGGGCGCAAAGATGAAAGCCTGAAGTTGTTTGCAGATCTACAGGACATGAAAATTGATGCGGGATACAAAGCGGCAGTACAAAACAACCTTGAAAGGATTAGCAATGCTTCTATTTGATGTTGGGGCTAACCGTGGTGATGCAACGCTTGCAGGGTTGGCTCAGGGATACCGCGTAATAGCCTTAGAAGCCGCCCCACGCGTGTATGCAGAGTTGGTTGGTAACTTTATCTACAACCATGATGTTGTGCCTCTTAGAATGGCAGTCAGTGACAAAGACGGCGAGCGCCTAAAGTTTTATGAAGCAGATGAAGATGGCCTAAGTTCGCTTAACCAGGATTGGCTCACCAAAGATGGCATGCCCTATGCAGGAAAGCCTCACCGTGAAGTAGAAGTAAACACAATCACGATTGACACCCTTGCAGACAAATACGGCAATCCCGATTTAATCAAGATTGATGTTGAAGGTGCAGAGTGGCAAGTGCTTAAAGGCATGACGCGCAAATACGGAACAGTTGCTTTTGAATGGACATTTGAAACGCTACCTGAGCATGAAGATCAGTTAGATTATTTATGGACATTGGGCTATACAGAAGTAGCCGCCCGTTTCATAGAGCATCATCTCCAACAGCCGCCAGCATGGGGCAAACTACAAAAAGATAACGCTCGCCAATTGCTTGCGTGGCATCAACTCAATTCAGATGATTGGATTGATGAAGATTGGAAAGTAGCGGGCCTTAGACCAACGGCAGATGTTGGAATGGTGTGGGTTCGCTAGTTACATTCCGCCTAACATCAAGCCAACCTGAAATGGGATCACTGTTGCAACGCCGCTTGTACCTTGCGTTCCTTGTGTGCCTGTTCCAGTAATACCCTGCAAACCAGTTGTACCTTGTAGGCCCTGAATTCCTTGCAAGCCCTGAACACCCTGCGTTCCTTGAGTTCCCTGAGCGCCAGTTGTTCCCTGCAATCCAGTAGTTCCCTGGTTGCCTTGAATTCCCTGTACGCCCTGAGTTCCATCAGTTCCCTGTGATCCAGTTTGGCCCTGAATACCAGTTGTTCCCTGAGTTCCCTGAATACCAGTTGCACCAGTAGTTCCTTGAGATCCAGTTAAACCTTGTAGGCCTTCTAAACCTTGAGTTCCTTGTGTTCCCTGTGAGCCAGTTACACCCTGAATTCCTTCTAGGCCTTGTACGCCTTGAAGTCCTTCAGTTCCCTGGCTTCCAGTTAGTCCTTGCGCACCAGTTGTACCTTGTGAGCCAGTAGTTCCCTGAATTCCGTTAGTTCCATCAGTACCCTGCGCACCTTCAACGCCTTGCAAACCTTCTAGGCCTTGAATTCCTTGCAATCCTTGAGTGCCTTGAGTTCCCTGGCTACCAGTAACGCCCTGAATACCCTGAGTTCCTTGCGCGCCGTCATAACCAATAACGCCCGCAGTTCCTTGAGTACCAGTAGTTCCTTGCGCTCCAACATGGCCTTGAATACCTTCTAAGCCCTGTGTTCCCGTAGTTCCCTGAGTACCTTCTAAGCCTTGAGTTCCATCATGGCCTTGAATTCCTTGAGTACCTTGTAAGCCAACAGCACCTTGAGTACCTGTAGCACCTTGAGTACCAGTATGTCCTTGAATTCCTTCAATTCCTTGAGCGCCTTCAGTTCCCTGAATACCTTCTGCGCCCTGAATACCTGTGAGTCCTTGTGTTCCTGTTTGACCTTGAGCGCCAACAGTTCCCTGAATTCCTTGCAAACCAATAAGGCCTTGAGTGCCTTGAGTTCCAGTTGCTCCTTGAGTTCCTGTTGTGCCTTGCGCACCTTCAGTACCTTGAAGTCCAGTAGTTCCTTGTAATCCTGTTACGCCCTGAGATCCAGTAGCGCCAGTTGCGCCTTGAATTGCGTAAGCAACCTGAGTGGCTGTAACAATGATTGATGGAACGGCAGGAGAAACAGGTGATGTTCCAGCGGGCAATGACTCTACAGATAATGAAGTGCTTGATCCTGACCACCAAATTTGTACTTGTTGCCCCGCTGTTGCAGTTGCAACATAGTTAATAGTAATTACCTGGCGATTAGGCTCTAATGAAGATTTGCGTGGTTGTAAATCAATTTCTGTTGCTGAGTCAGGATAATCTACATTGTTTGTTTTTAACCAAAATGTTGCTTTTTCTACTGAGTTAGCAATGTTAGTAATTTGCGCTGAAAATGTAAGGCTGTAAGTTCCAGGATTAGTAAAAGTGATTTCATCACCGTTAAGTATGTTTACGCCGTTGGCTTCAGTAGTATTACCAATAGCAATTACTTGTGCTGTTGTAATACTTGCTAAAGGTTGATCTGTTAAATCATAGAATGATCCGTAATAACCAATAACACCACCTGCACCAGTTGTTCCCTGGCTACCTGTATTTCCTTGTACGCCTTGCAAACCTTGTACGCCAATTAAACCTTGAACACCTTGTAAGCCCTGCTCACCTTGCACACCTTGAACTCCTTGTGTGCCTTGCGATCCTTGAATTCCAGTTAAGCCCTGTGTACCAGTAAAACCTTGTGTTCCTTCAGTACCTTGTACGCCCTGCAAACCAATTAAGCCCTGAACGCCAGTTAAACCCTGGTGTCCTTCAGTTCCTTGCATGCCTTCAATGCCCTGCGCACCTTCATGGCCCTGAATTCCCTGTGTTCCTTGAACGCCAGTTAATCCTTGTATGCCAGTGATGCCTTGAGAACCATCATGGCCTTGTATGCCCTGAGTTCCTTGAGTTCCAGTGATGCCCTGAGATCCAGTTGATCCTTGAATACCTTCAAAGCCTTGTGCGCCAACTAATCCTTGCGCGCCCGTTAAACCTTGTGTGCCAGTTGTGCCTTGAGAGCCTGTTGCACCTGTTGTTCCTTGTGAACCAGTGCTACCAGTTGCACCCTGTGTGCCAGTTGTTCCCTGCGCGCCTGTAATGCCCTGTAA